TGTAATATCCGAAATCAATGAACATATCGATAACACAATTATACCAGCTAACAAAGATTACTCAAAAGGATTAGTTGGACAAATTAGTCACGACAAAAGGTCTGCACAATTACACTTCCCACATAACGACAGTGGTGTAGGTGAACAGTTTTCTGGTGTGATTAAAAGATTAGGTAGTGAATATATTGACAGAGTTGTTGGTATTAGGTCTGAGATTGAAATGCAATCTATGTGGACTGTTCATAGTTACGAAGGTGATTATAATCCAGTACATGACCACGGCACTAAAACACCTATGGGATTATCTTGTATTCTATATTTGAAAGTTCCACCACAGATTGAAAAGTTAGGTAATCCAGCAGAACACTTTGAAGGATTAAACGAATCATCTGGTGCAGTAGACGGATTTACTTATTTGACATGGGGTGTAAATGGTATGAGAGATATAAACATACTAAGACCTATTACAGAAGAATATGTAAAACCAGAAGTTGGAACAATGTTAATGTTCCCAGCTTGGTTAAGACATGGTGTAATGCCATTTTTTGGAGAGGGTGAAAGAAGAACATTCTCTTGTAACATGAACGTATCACCAACAGAAAAATTAAGTGGTGACCACTATAGAAAAACTAGAGAGGAATAATTATGGACGGTTTTAAAACACCAAATATTACATTTAAGACTAGAGTGAAAGATGAAGAAGGAAACTTTGATTGGAAAGACGTAACAACTGATGATTACTTCAAAGGTAAGAAAGTAATTTTATTTTCATTGCCCGGAGCCTTTACACCAACTTGTTCAACATATCAATTACCAAACTTCGAAAAGATGTATGATGATTTTAAAGAGTTAGGTATTGATGCAATCTACTGTATGTCTGTGAATGATTCGTTTGTAATGAATGCATGGGCAAAAAACCAAGAATTAAAAAATGTAAAAGTGATACCAGATGGTTCTGGTGATTTTACTAGACAGATGGGAATGATTGTAAAGAAAGATAATCTAGGTTTTGGATATCGTTCTTGGAGATACGCAGCTTTAATAAATGACGGTGTAGTTAAAAAGACTTGGGTAGAAGAAGGTAAGATGGATAATTGTCCAGATGACCCATACAGTGTAACTGACCCAGCTTACATCTATAAGGATTTAATAGATGGGACTGAGTGACTTATCAAAACAATTAGATGATAGAAAAACATCTAATAAAGAACAACCTTATTCAATGGGTAGACAAACTGTGAGAAAGGCTAGAACTGATTTAACAGAAAGTGACTTTCAAGCAAATATCAAACTGAAAACTATGCCTGCTATAAAATGGTTAGAGGTAGAGTTTCCAAAAGTATTTGTAGATGAGATTAATGAATATGTTGATACTGTCGTTACAGAAAAGAATGAAGATTATTCTAATCGATTAGTAGGTCAGTTGAAAACAGAAAAGTCTGCACAACTTGACTTCCCATTGAAAGACCATGAAACTGGTGTACAATTTAAACAAGTCTTAGAGAACTTGGGTAAATCGTTTATACAAAAACCTTATGGCAGAATGTCATCAGTAGAATGTTTTGAGGCTTGGACTGTTCACAGCTATGCTGGTGATTACAATCCTTTACACGACCATGGCGTTCACACTGGTTCTGGATTATCTTGTATATTATACTTGAAAGTTCCAGAGTGTATCAGTAGTAAACCAGAAGTAGATGTTCCTAGTTTGGAAAACGCATCTGGTATTATTGATGGTTGGACACAGTTTTCTTGGGGTTCTCATACAATGAAAGATTTGTATCAACTAAGAGAACAGACACAACACGTTGTAAGACCGAGAGAAGGTCTACTAGTTATGTTTCCTTGTTGGTTACAACACATGGTATGGCCGTTCTCTGGTGAAGGAGAAAGAAGAACTTTATCTGCAAACTTTAACATACACGATTCACCAGAAGTTGGAAAACAGTTTGGTTCGATAGGTGCGAAAAGAGCAGTAGGAGATAACCCACTTAAAAATGTAAAGAGGTAATATTATGTACAAATTTGATGAAGACAAAATTATAAAAGAAATAAAAAAACATATTGACAAAACCTATCAAGGTCACTATAATAAGAATAAGTTTCAAGCAACAGAGTTTATTATAGACTCTGGACATGGAGAAGGTTTCTGTATCGGAAATATTTTAAAGTATGCTCAACGATATGGAAAGAAGAATGGTAAAAATAGAGCAGACTTATTAAAGGTTATACATTATGGTATAATCGCAATGCATTTAAATAATGGAGAAAGTGAATGAAATTAAGTAATAATACAGTACAAGTTCTAAAGAACTTTGCGTCTATAAATCAAAACCTAGTGATTAAAGAAGGTAACGAAATCAAGACAATGTCTGCAATGAAGAATATTGTTGCAAAAGCTCAGGTAGAAGAAACATTTCCTAAACAAGTTGCAATCTATGACTTGAATGAATTTTTAGGTTGTCTATCTTTGTTTAAAGAACCAATACTTTCATTTAAAGATACAAGTGTTGTCATTACTGAAGAGAATGGTAGTAGTGGTGATTCTTTAGAGTATATGTATAGTGACCCAAGTGTTGTAACAACACCAAGTAAAGATATTGCTATGCCTAGTGAGGAAGTAAAATTTACTTTAGATGATGTGATGTTATCTAAACTATCAAAGTCAGCTGGTATGATTGGAGCACCAGACTTACTTTTAGAAAATAATAAACTTACTGTAAGAGATAAAAAGAATGACAGTGGAAATTGTTATTCAACAAATGTTGATGCACAGGGTAGTGGAACATATAAGTTTTATTTCAAGACAGAGAACCTAAAACTGATACCAGGCTCTTATGATGTAACTGTTTCATCTAAGAACATCAGTACTTTTAAAAATGGAAAGACACAATACTGGATTGCACTTGAACCAGAATCAACATATTCTGCGTAGGGGGAACATACATGGAAAAGTTTCTCTGGGTGGAGAAGTACCGTCCAACGACAGTAGACGAGTGCATACTCCCAAGTAATCTAAAACAAACTTTCAAACAGTTTGTCAAAGATAAAAAGATACCTAATCTTATTTTATCTGGTGGTGCTGGTGTAGGTAAAACTACAGTTGCAAATGCTATGATAAATGAAATAGGTGCAACATCAATGATGATAAACGGTTCTGAAGAATCTGGTATTGATGTCCTTAGAACTAAGATTAAAAACTTTGCATCTACAAGTTCTCTTGAAGGTGGTCGTAAGTATTTAATCTTAGATGAGTCTGACTATCTTAATCCTCAATCAACACAGCCTGCACTTCGTGGGTTCATGGAAGAGTTTCATAAGAACTGTGGTTTTATTCTTACTTGTAATTACAAGAACAGATTAATTGAGCCTTTGCATTCTAGATGTGGTAGTATTGATTTTAAAATAACAAAAAAAGAAAAACCACAACTTGCAAATGCGTTCTTTAAAAGAGTAAAGAATATACTTGAGCAAGAGTCTATTAAGTATGATGAGAAGGTTGTTGCAGAACTGATTAATAAATACTTTCCAGATTGGAGAAGAACTCTTAATGAAATGCAAAAGTATTCTGCTTCTGGTCAAATAGATTCTGGAATACTTGTTAACTTATCGGAGGTAAGTATAAATGAACTTATGGACGCACTTAAAAAGAAAGAGTTCACAGTTGTTAGAAAGTGGATTGTTAATAATTTGGATAATGACCCAAATCGTATGTACCGTCTTGTTTATGATTCTTTGTATGATTATCTTGATGGTAGTACTATTCCTCATGCTGTTCTCATCATTGGTAAATATTCCTATCAGTCAGCATTTGTTGCAGACCAAGAAATAAATATGTTGGCTTGTATGACTGAATTGATGTCTACGGTGAAGTTCAAATGAGTTATGAACTAAAAGAATATCTAAAGGCAATCAATCAGTCTAAAGAAAAACTGATGGATACTGAAGATGAAGTTTGGGAAAAGAAATACCCAGCCTATATTGTAAATAAATGTCTTGCACCATCTGATATGCAAACTTGTTTAATTGTCAATGAAGTCAATGGACTTTCACACCTAGACAATAAACTTCAGTTTGATTTTTTGATAAATAGTCTTAGAAGAATGAGTA